TTAAGCGTGGCAGGTAAAATATTAGCATGTATTTTAAACACAATAGATAAAGATCACAATAAAAAAGCGATAGAGAGATGAGCGCAAAGATTGAAGTATTTACGATGTGGACCTTAAGTATTGCGGCATTTGTTACGCAGAATGATACAATATTTATAATGACTGTTATTGGTAACACATTTTGGATTCTTAAAAATGCTCCAGGTGCCATTAAGAATATTATAAATTTTAAAAATAAAGTATATGCCAGAATGGTTAAAAAGACTGACAAAGACTGATATTCGCAACAGTATAGCTTTAACTATTGTTTATGGTGTTTTTGTATCATTGTTCCTTTTAATATACAAACCCATACCTAAAGAGAACCGTGATGCGGTAAATGTAATGATAGGTTTTTTAACAGGTAGTGCTTTGGGTGGTATTATGGGATTCTACTTTTCATCAAGCAAATCTGACAAGAAAAATGACTCCGAAGGATAAAGAAATGCACTTTTGGGCAGGGGTTTGCGTAAGCTTCTTTGCCTTAATTATGTTCAAAGCCGTTGACGTGCAACATTGTTGGTTATGGGTATTATGTAGTGTATTAGCTGCTGCCATAGGTAAGGAGGTAAAGGATGTACTCGATTATGGTAAATTTGACTGGAGGGATGCGGCCTATACAATCATAGGCGGTATGTCAGGATTTATACTATCATTTTTTTAATATGAAATATTTATACTTATTAGTAATATACCTTTTGGTATCATGCTCTACCCCTAAGAGATTGCATAAAATAATGGATAAACTTCCTGAAGCTACAGCTAAGGAATGTTCTGATAGGTTTCCAATAAAGGAAACAATCGAAACGATTACTATAGAAGATACTGCATTGATTAAGCAATATGAAATCGAGTTTAATTACATGGCGGGACTGATCGATAGTTTACTATCAGCAAACTGCGATACGGTGCAAATAGAAAAGATTAAGGAGGTTATTCAAAAAATACCTTGCAAGCCAATTACTAAGTACATCATAAAGACTCAGGAAAATACTGCGAAGACTCAAGTAATTATTGATAGCTGCAAAAAAATGTCAACTTTATTAAACAATAAACTGGACATTGTAAACAAGCAATTGATCATAACTGAAAAGAAATGCGATAAATATAAATATCAAAGAGATTGGTTATTTTGGTTAGTTATAGCTTTACTTATTTGGATTTTCCGCAAACAGATAGCTTTACTTTTTAAATTGTTTTAATGGCTACGGCTCAAATAACTTTTGATTTGAGTAATCATGATGATCGCATGGAGCTTTCAAGATATCAGGCCAGCTTAAATATGGCCTGCTTTATTTTTGAGGTGTTAATGAATGGCCAAAGAAAGTTTGATAATGAAGAAGCGCACAAGGTTTTTGAGTATTTACATCAGGAAGCCAAAGATCAGGGCATAGATATTGAAAAGCTTATTGAATGAACAAAGCTGATATTGCAAGAGAATACAGATTAAAGTACGGAATTAAGATGCCTACCTTAGCACTTGCAAGGATAATGTACAATGATAATAAAGAGGTATTCAAAGATCTGGAGGATGCGAGGCATAGATTAAGATATATCGAAGGTAAAAATGGGAATCATAATCGAAAAGCTATGGGTAAAAAAGATATGATAATGACAGAGGATAGGCCCAAAAATCCATACAAGCTTCCTGAATCTGAAGAGTCTAAATATGAGCCTTACATTTTAAAGGCATCTAAGCTTGCGGTGCTTTCAGATATACATGTACCTTATCATTCCATTGAGGCCGTTACCTGTTGCTTAGATTTGATCTCAAAAGAGAAACCCGATACAATCCTTTTAAACGGCGATACGGTTGATTTCTACGGCCTTTCCCGATTTATGAAAGATCCACGCAAAAGATCACTTGCGCACGAATTAAAAGCACTTAATGAGCTTTTAGATGTATTAGGTGGTTTTGGGGCTAAGATTGTTTACAAGTTAGGCAATCATGATGAACGTTATCAGCACTATCTAATGACCAAAGCTCCAGAGCTTTTAGGCATTCCTGAATTTGAATTTGAGCATCTTTTAAAGGCTAAGGATAGGGGCATGGTAATTGTAAGCGATAAGCGTGTAATAAAGGCGAATAAGCTTAACATCATTCACGGCCATGAATACCCATCCGTTTTCAGTCCGGTAAACATTGCAAGGGGATTGTATATGAAAGGCAAGGTTTCAGCTTTGCAGGGCCACAATCATCAAAGTAGTACACATACGGAAACTGACATGAATGGGGATATAGTTACGACATGGAGTGCAGGTTGCCTTTGTGAATTGAATCCTGCCTATATGCCTTTAAATAAGTGGAATCATGGATTTTCAATGGTAGATCTAAGTAGTAACGGTAAGGATTTCCATGTACGAAATTATCGTATTTATAAGGGTAAAATCTTATGACAGACGAAGCGCAAATACAACCCGATTTTCTGCCAGTCGATAATGAGCTTTTGCAGATTATCGAGGTTCAATGTATGCTTCTCGCTACGATTGCAGATAACTGCGACTCAGAATATAGAACATATGATGATGAAATTGAGGACATGAATGTAATAAAACGAAACGCTTATAAGGTTATTTTTGCAGCTCAAAAAAAACTACTGAAATTTATTAAGGATTATGAACAAGGGAATACCGATAATTCGAAGGTTTGAGGGGTTAAGGCTAAGAGCATATATCTGCCCGGCGGGAAAAATTACAATCGGTTGGGGCAATACGTTCTATGAAAATGGCAGCAAAGTTCAAATGGGCGATCGAATAACCTTAGATCGGGCGGATAGATTATTGTTTCATATGGTTAATATGTTCGAGGCTGAATTATCAAGGCTTGTAAAGTCTAATATCAATGAGAATCAAAAAGGCGCACTAACATCATTTATATTTAATTTGGGAAGCACTAAGTTCGGCAGAAGTACTTTGTTAAGAAAAGTAAATGCGAATCCAAATGATCCTACAATAAAAGATGAATTTATGCGATGGGTTGGAAAGGACCCAAAAACTATCAATGGTTTAAGGAATAGGAGGAAGGCAGAAGCTGATTTATATTTTTCATAAAGTTTACTTTTTGAGTTATATCGGTACCATATGTACCAAAAAAGCCGGGATATTACACCCGGCTATTATACTGCCGCTCCCTTTAATAATCACTAACTTACTAACAGTTTAATAATTATAAGCGGCAATGACATTAAACCAAATCGAATAAAGTAGGTACTGATAATTTGTGCATCATTGCTTTTACATAATATATTCCATCATTGAAATATTCACTATTTAATTCAACGCTAACAGCTTTCCTTTGCATCTCAATAGCTTTGTAAGCTGTCGAAAATAGACCTCCAAAAGGATCATCTACAATCTCGCCTTTCATGGTATATCTATTTATAAGCCTTTCAATAATGTCAAACTGCAAAGGGCAAATGTGTTTTTCTTTTTTAGAATGTACTTGATGTGCATTTAAAGTGTTCATTCTATTTACATCAGTCCATACTAAATCATTATTTGAGTGAACAGGCAAAGTCATAAAAGTAGAAGATAATTTTTCAAGTTCATCCAGATCTTCGCAAATTCTTAAATGTTCTTTAAAATCATAAATTTCAGATTGGTTTAATTTTTTCCATGCAGATACAATCTTTTTAACTTCCATTTTTTCAAGTTCATCTTTTGTCATAAACCTGTCGCCGCTGGATCTTTGGTAAGCGTGCGCATCTAATTGCCATAATGCTTTTTTATATTCTGATTTATCTTTTTGAACCGGGAAATCTCCATAAGCGTTATTCATTTCAGACGGAGCTTTTCTAAATAGCAAAACATATTCAGGTAACCCCACTCCCATCTTTGTAGCATCTTTACATTGTTCACTCCATCCTAACCTATATGTTTGATTATTTTCAGCTACTACATCTGTAGTGACCGTTATTTTACCCATAAGATAAAATCCATGCTTTAAAAAGTGTTGAACGGTTTGACCGCTGAAATCTGAGATAGTGGTAAATGATGTTCCGTTTTGGTAACTATAACGGATGCGATCTTTAACGTGAATAGCTGCAATACGGCCAGGCTTTAGTACTCTAAGTAGATTAGGTGTTAAATAATCCATTTGTTTAAAGAAATTATCATTACCATGATTATGCCCGAAATCATTATAATTATCTGAGTATTCATAATGATCTCCGAAAGGTATTGAAGTTAAGATCATATCGACTGAATTATCAGGCATCTCTTTTTTGTCAGCATGAACAATTACAGTATCATTATTGTAAAGTGTTACATTGTCGTAAACTAATTTGCGACCATTAGCGAAGATTTGACGTTCCATTTGTGATTTGATTATATTGTTATTTAATCCGTTTTCTTTTACTAATTCTATCATTTGATTATTTAATTCAATATGTTTTGCCCATTTTTCTTTTAATGTTTTTAATACTTCATATTCATTCTCAGTATAAATAATATGTACATTTACGGTCTTAGTTTGACCGAATCTATAACATCTATGTATAGCTTGTATAAAATCATTGAACTTGTAATCTATTCCTGCGAAAATCATATTATTACAATGATCTTGAAAGTTACATCCTGATCCTGCAATTTTAGGTTTAGTTAATAGGTATTGATATTTACCTTCACTAAATCCTATTAATAGATCTTCTTTTTTCTCATTTGGTAAACCTCCGTAAACAGATGCGTAATTATCTTTTTTAAAATTACTTTCTAATGTTTGACGTTCACTTTCTAAATGATGCCAAATAATAACATTATCATTTATTGATTCAGCTATATCACAAGCTTTATTAATACGTGCAGGTAAACTATCTCTTTTTTCTTTACTAACCTCTAAAAGTGATTTGCTAAGATCTTTAAATAAAATAGGTTCTCCCCACTTATTTAATGGCTGATCTTTTAAATCATATCTTATACAATGTTCAATTATGTTTAATTCAGGTAGGTCGTATCCAGTTGAATCATAACCTAAATCTGCAGGTGTATTTATAAAAGCGGCCCATGTACTAACCCATTGCCAGAATTCTTTTTTCTTATTTTCGTAAAGTTTTAATTGACCGGCCTTTGTTGAATCTCTTTGAAAGAATCTTGTAAGTGCGTGACCTCTTGATATTACACCTAAATAATCAGCATAATTAAGAATCTCTATGAAATCATTTGGAGTAGGTGTTGCAGTAGCTACAAACCTAAATGGTACCTTTTTAAAATATGATAATACGAATTGCGTGGTTTCAGTTTGCAGGTTTCTTAAAATAGAAGCTTCATCAAAAGATACACCACAAAATAATTCAGGATTTATATCCCCTTTCCTTACACGTTCGTAATTTGTTAAATATATCTGAATATTTGCATTTTCAAAATTATCGGTATCGGTTATGTATGTAACATCATATCCGGTTCCTAACTTACGATTGTCACGTTTAAATTCTCCACTTACACCTAACGGGCAAACAATAAGAAAAGGTTTACCAGTGTGATTAATAAGCTGCTTAGCGATCTCAAGCTGCATAAAAGTTTTACCTAATCCGAAACTTGCAAATATTGCACGTCTGCCACCTTTAAGGCAAAAGTCTACAATATCTTTTTGATGTGGAAAAAGCTTTTCAGTAAATTTTAGATTTTCGGTTTCAATGCCAAAATTTTCGGCAATGATTACCTTCCCTTTTAGGAATGATTGATAATCTTTGTTCATTGTTTTAGGTTTTTGGTTTACAAATATATGGTTAAAAAGTTATATCATTATTTTCTATATCTACAATACTTTTAAATAATTGTATCTCATTCTTAAAATCTAATTCGCAAGTCATAAGCATCCCGTTTCTTTGTTTCATGATCCTTATCCTGCGTTTATGTTCATAACTTACATCGCCTGATCTTTCAGCATCATTAGCACCCCAAAGCATTAAGATAAGATCTGCATCCTGTTCAATGGCGCCAGATTCACGAAGGGCGGATATTGGAGGCGGCACATCCCATGTACTATTTTTTACTCCATCCCTACTTAACTGTGATAAAGCAATTATTGGTATTTCTAATTCTTGCGCAAGGTTTTTAAGTTCACGGCTAATTGTGGCAATTTCCTGCTCACGATTGTTTTTAGATTCTCCCTGCATTAATTGTAGGTAGTCGATAACGATAAGCCCGATATCATGTTTCTTTTTTAACCTACGGGCTTTTGCTTTTAAGGATCGTAAATTTACTGCATTCGCGTCATCAAAGAATATCTTATGTTTTGATAGGCTTTCGGCTGCCTCATTCAATTTTTTATAATCTGAATCTTCAAGCCTACCTGTCTGCAATTTGTTCAAAATAATGTCCGATTGCGCTGCAAGCATTCTAAGGGCCAAATAAGGCGATTTCATTTCGAGTGACCATATACCTACCCCTGAGCCATTGAGGGCCGCATTTCGCACCAAATTAAGCGCAAAGGCGGTTTTACCTATTGAAGGCCGTGCGGCTATGATTATAAGATCTCCAGGCTGCCAGCCTCTTGTGGCCTTATCGAGATCTGAAAATCCTGATCTTATCCCGGTTATTGAACTTCCTGAAGCCTTCCATTTATCGAT